TATAAGCGCTTTCTCTCAAGACCCAAGTGGTATGAGTAAAAGAACTGAGTATATGGAATCTATGCTTGAAGACATAAGAGCCAAAGAGTACAACGATATGGTTCAAGAAGGTTTCGGTATGGATATATATAGTAGCGATAAAGAAACATTACCAGATAGTGAAGAAGAGTTAGCTCTACATATGCAGCTTAGTTATAAGCAAGCTATTGAAATAGCTGAAGAGCAAGCTATAAACACTTTAATGGAGGGTTGTAATTATGATCTAATTAAACGTAGATGTTTATATGATTTAGTTACTATTGGTATAGGTGTAACTAAAACTAATTTTAATTATAGTGATGGCGCTAAAGTAGAGTATGTAGATCCTGCTAACTTAGTTTATTCACATAGTGACTCACCATATTTTGAGGATATATACTACGTAGGTGAAGTTAAAACTATACCTATAAACGAATTAGTAAAAGAGTTTCCAGATTTAACAGAGTCTGAAGTAGCTGATTTATTAAAAAATTCTAGTTCTTATGTAGACTCTATAATTAAACAACGTTACAATGAGGTAACAGTTTTATATTTTAACTATAAAACTAATGCTAACAATGTTTATAAAGTAAAGAAAACTGGTAGTGGTGCTGATAAGGTTATAGAAAAAGACGATACATTTAATCCTCCTACTGATATGAATGGTGATTTTTCTAGACTAGATAGAGTAGTGGAGGTTATGTATGAAGGCGTTTTAGTTCTTGGAACAGATAAATTACTTAAATGGGAGATGGCTTCTAATATGATGAGATCTAAGTCTGATTTTGGTAAAGTAAAAATGAACTATAATATCGTAGCACCTAGAATGTATGAAGGTAGAATAGAATCTTTAGTTAGTAGAATAACAGGTTTTGCAGATACTATACAACTAACGCATTTAAAAATACAGCAAGTTATGAACCGTATGGTTCCTGATGGTGTTTACTTAGACGCTGATGGTTTAGCTGAAATAGACTTAGGTAACGGTACAAACTATAACCCACAAGAAGCTTTAAATATGTTCTTCCAAACTGGTTCAGTTATTGGTAGATCATTTACTTCAGATGGTGATATTAACCCAGGTAAAGTACCTATTCAACAAATACAGAACGGTAGCGGTGGTAACAAGCTTCAAACATTGATAGCTACATATAACTACTACCTCCAAATGATACGTGATGTCACCGGACTTAACGAAGCTAGAGATGGTAGCATGCCAGATAAGAACGCTTTAGTTGGAGTTCAAAAGTTAGCTGCTGCTAATAGTAATACAGCTACTAGACATATAATGCAGTCTATGCTTTATTTAACAGCTGAAGCGGCTGAGTGTTTATCACTTAGAATATCTGATATTGTAGAGTACTCACCTACAAAAGAAGCTTTTATAAGAGCTATAGGATCTCATAATGTAGCTACATTAGAAGAGTTAAAAGAGTTACACTTATATGACTTTGGTATATTCATAGAGCTAATGCCAGATGACGAAGAAAAAGCTATGTTAGAGAATAACATACAAGTAGCTTTAAGTCAAGGGTTAATAGATTTAGACGATGCTATAGATGTTAGAGAAATAAGAAGTGTTAAGCTAGCTAACCAATTACTAAAGGTTAAGAAGAAGAAAAAGCAAGAGCGAGATCAAATGATACAACAGCAAAACATACAAGCTCAAGCTCAAGCAAATGCTCAAGCACAACAAGTGGCTGCTCAAGCTGAAGTTCAGAAGAATCAAGCTAAAGCTCAAACAGATGCACAACTAGAACAAGCTAAGGCTCAATTTAAAATACAATACTTACAACAAGAAGCTGAAGTTAAAAAAGAGTTGATGCAGTTAGAGTTTGATTTAAACTCTCAACTACAAAGTGGAGAAAGAGCTTCGCGCGAAAAGATAGCTGGTATGAAAAACAAGGGGCAAGAGATTAAAAAGTTTGAATCATCAGGTAATGATATAGTAACAGGTGGAGCGGGGTTAGATAATCTTTAATCCACTAATTTTTAATATTTTATAAAATTTTATTATGGCAGAAGAAACTAAAGATGCAGTTGAACAAACTGTAGATCAACCAGTCGAAAATACTATCGACGAATCAAAGTTTGAAAGCGCTGGAGATGATAGCGTTATTAAAGTAGACTTAAGTAAACCACCAGTAACCGAAGAAACTAATGAAACTCAGGAAGCAGAAACTGACCCAGCAAGAGTGGTGGGAGGCGATGAAAACGCCGGAGCCACAGAAGAACAAGAAGAAGTACAACCGAAAGCAGAAGTACAGGAAGCAGACGCACCAGTATTAGAAGAGATAACTGAAGAACAGGTTAAGCAAGAAGTTGAACAAGTTGAAGAAGTTATTGAGGAAGCTATAGCAGAAGCAGAAGCTACAGGTAAGCCATTACCAGAGAATATCCAGAAGTTAGTAGATTTCATGGATGAAACAGGTGGTAGTCTCGAGGATTATGTTAGATTAAACACTGACATTAGCAAGCTAGATACTTCAGATATTTTAGATGAGTACTATAAACAAACTAAACCACACTTATCTGCTGAAGAGCGTAACTTTCTTTTAGAAGAAACATTTAGTTACGACGAGGAAGTAGATGATCCTAAAGATATAAAAAGAAAAAAGATAGCTTTAAAAGAAGAAGCTGCTAAAGCCCGTAAGTACTTAGAGAAACAAAAAGCTACTTACTATGAAGAAATAAAAGCTGGTAGTAATTTAACACCAGAACAACAAAAGGCAGTAGACTTTTTTAACAGGTATAATAAAGATACTGAAGCTCAAAATAAAGCTACAGAAAAAAGTACAAAAGCATTCAGACAGAGAACAGATGCTGTTTTCAATAATGAGTTCAAAGGTTTTGATTTCAATGTTGGAGATAAAAAGTATAGGTACAATGTCAAGAATATCGATGAGGTTAAGGCAACTCAAAGCGACTTAAATAATTTTGTCAATAAGTTTATTGGTGAAGATAATACTATTAAAGACGCGGCGGGTTATCATAAATCTCTGTTTACAGCAATGAATCCTGATGCTATTGCTAAACACTTTTACGAACAAGGTAAAGCTGATGCTATAAAGCAAAGCGTTGCTCAAGCTAAAAACGTTAATACTGAGGCGAGGTCGTCTCATGGAGAGGTTAACGCTGGTGGTTTAAAGTTTAGAGTTTTAGGCGATGATTCAAATTCATTGAAATTTAAAATTAAAAATAAACGCTAATTTAAAAATTTAAAATTATGGCAATTACCGCAGGAAGTGTTTTAAATAGTACGCCAGCTCCTATTCAGCAGGCTACAGCTTCCAATTATTTAGATCTAGCTACTGAAGCTGGAAAAGGATGGGCACAACAATACGTGCCAGACTTAATGGAAAAAGAGGCTGAGGTTTTTGGTCCTCGAACAATTTCTGGTTTCTTAGCACAAGTAGGTGCTGAAGAAGCTATGACTGCTGATCAAGTTGTTTGGTCAGAACAAGGTAGATTACACCTTTCTTACAAAGGTAATGTAAAATCAGGACAAGCTGCTGGCGGTACTATAGTATCTGGTGGTATCATTGAAATCACTCACGATATAGATGGTAACACTATTACAGCTGGTGATGATGGAATTAGAGTTAATGATACAGTTATAGTTGCCTCTGCAGGTGGAGTTTGTAAAGCTTTAGTAACTGAAGTAGATGCTGTAGCTGGTGAAATTGAAGTAGCACCATACGGTGTTGCGTCACTTAACGCTGCGAGTATTACAGAAACTACATCTCAAGCTTTAACTATATTAGTTTATGGTTCTGAGTTTCAAAAAGGTAGAAGCTACAATACTAGTGCTAATGTTGGTAACAATGGTACAGCTACTGATCGTAGAGGTGCTAACGAACCACAGTTTAAATCTTTCATGAACAAGCCTATTATACTAAAAGATTACTACGAAGTTTCAGGATCTGATGCTTCTAGAGTTGGTTGGGTTGAAGTTTCTGGAGAGAGTGGTGCTTCTGGTTACTTATGGTACTTGAAAGCTGAGTCTGACACTAGAGCTCGTTTTACTGATTACTTAGAAATGGCTATGCTTGAAGCTAAAATGGGTGGTGCTGCTAATGCTGGTGCTACTGGTCACCCAGTTGTATCTAACGCTGATTTAACTGATGATGCTTTTGATTTAGCTTCTGGTACAGCTACAGGTACTCAAGGTTTATTTGATGCTATTGAAACTAGAGGTAATGTTTCTTCTGGTGTTACTGGTGTTAACGCTGCTACTGACTTAGCTGAGTTTGACGCTATCTTAGCTGAGTTTGATAAGCAAGGTGCTATTGAAGAGAATATGTTATTCTTAAATAGATCTACATCTTTAGCTATCGACGATATGTTAGCCTCAATGAACTCTTACGGTGCTGGCGGTACTTCTTATGGAGTATTTGATAATGACGAAGATATGGCTTTAAATTTAGGTTTTTCTGGTTTCAGAAGAGGTTCTTATGACTTCTACAAGTCTGACTTTAGATACTTAAATGATTTAGCTACTCGTGGTGG